GACGGCCGCACGATCGCCAGGAACGCCTTTGCCCATCAGGACGGCGCGAGGGTCCCGCTGGTATGGAACCACAATCACGCGACGCCTGACGGCGTTCTCGGCTACGGCATTCTTCACAGCCAGGACGGCAGCATGCGTGCTGAATGCTTCTTCAACGACACCGAAAGCGGCGTCAATGCCAAAAAGGCTGTGCTTCATGGCGATATCACCGCATTGTCCATCTATGCCAACCACCTTAAGGAGCAGGCCAAGACCGTTCTTCACGGCATGATTCGCGAAATCAGCCTCGTCTACGCCGGAGCGAATCCCGGCGCATTCATCGATTCTTTGGTCGTACACGGCGACGGTTCCACGACTGAGGATTTCGAGCAGGGCATCATTTACACCGGCGAAAGCATCGAGCTTTATTCCGATATAGAACACGCCGATGGGGATTCCAAGCCTTCTGAGGTCGAGCACATCAATGGCGAGTCTGAAGAGAAGGATGATGAGAATCCCAAGAATGACGATAAGAAAGACGACAAAGAAACCATTGAGGATGTGCTCAACACCCTCAACGAAAAACAGAAGAATGCCGTCGCTTACGTCATTGACAACATCGTCAATCCCGACGATGAACCTTCGGGCGATTCCAAAGGCCCCGAAGTCAAGCACAATTCCGAAGAGGAGGAAACCGAAATGAAGAGGAACGTTTTCGATCAGGAGACCGAAATCAAGACCGATGCCGTGTTGTCCCACGCTGACGGCATGAAGATCGTTGAGCTGGCCAAGAGCTATGGCGGCGGCAGCCTGAAGGCGGCCTATCAGGCTTTCGTCGATCAGAAGAAGGATGAGCTCGCCCATTCCGCCGCTGACAACATCCAGAACATCTCTCAGCTGTTTCCGGAGTACAAGGACATCAAGCCTGGCGCTCCCGAGTTGCTGACTACCGACCAGGGCTGGATCGGCAAGGTTCTGGCAAAGGTTCACAAGAGCCCCATCAGCCGCATCCGCACCCGTCAGGCCGATGTCCGTGACATCACCAATCGCCGGGCCAAGGGCTACAAGAAGGGCACCCAGAAGACCGACGCCGGTTCTCTGCCGATCCTGAGCCGCACCACCGATCCCGTTACCGTATACATCCGCTCCAAGCTGGATCGTGACGACATCATCGACATCACCGATTTCGATATCGTCGCCTACATGTATGGCCTGGATCGCATGAACCTGAACGAGGAGCTGGCCCGCCAGATCACCATTGGCGACGGCCGCAGCGGCGATACCGCTATTGACGGCACCAAGATCCGTCCGATCTGGCTGGACGATGAGATGTACTGCATGCACAAGACGGTTGACATCGATGCCATGCGCACTGAACTGACCGGCACCAATTCCACCGCGAACTTTGGCGAGAACTACGTGTATGCCGAGGCGATCATCCAGAGCCTGCTGTATGCCCGTGAGAAGTACAAGGGTTCCGGCAACCCCGACTTCCTGTGCACGCCGCACCTGGTGAACGTGATGCTGCTGGCCCGTGACCTGAACGGCCGCCGGATCTATGACAATGTCAACGAGCTGAAGGCTGCGCTGAATGTCAACGAGATCATCACCGCCGAGCAGTATGAGGGCAAGACCCGTACCGCCACCGTGAGCGGAACCGAGCACACCTTCGAGCTGCTGGGCCTGCTGGTGAACTTCACCGACTACAGCCTGGGTGCCACCAAGGGTGGCGAGATCACCCACTTCACCGATTTCGACATCAACTTCAACCAGGAAGTCAGCCTGCTGGAGACTCGTTGCTCCGGCGCTCTGACCCGTCCCTTCTCCGCCATCGCGCTGGAGATGGATGTGACCGACGAAGGCTGATTGAGGTGAACCGTCAAAATGGCAAAGTTTTACGGTCCGGTAGGTTACGTTGAAACGCAGGAAATGAGGCCGGGCATTCATGAGGAAGTCGTCACCGAGCGCAATTACTCCGGTGACGTTTTTCGTAGTGTCAGGAAGCTCGTTTCCGGCGATAGCGTCAACGATGACGTGACTGTGAACAACAGCTTGAGCGTCGTTGCAGATCCCTACGCCTATCAGCACTTCTTTGCCATTCGTTATGTAAAGTGGATGGGGGTTTATTGGAAGGTCACGAATGTGGAAGTCCAGAATCCCCGTCTGCTTTTAACGATTGGAGGTGTCTACAATGGACCAACGGCTTGATCTGCATGAAATCCTGTGCGACGCTCTTGGCTCCAGGAACGTCTACTTCCAACCGCCAACGGGATACAAGATGACCTATGACTGTATTGTGTATAAGAGGGAAAAAATCGACAGCAGATTTGCGAACAACAAGCCCTATCATCATGCCAATCGGTATTCGGTCACGGTGATCCACAGAGATCCAGAGTCTCCCGTTCCAGACAAGATTGCCGAGCTTCCGATGTGCGTCCACGACCGCTACTTCATCAACGACAATCTTCATCACGATGTCTTCACACTCTACTACTAAACCAAGGAGGATAATACCATGCCTAACACCGCTCGTTTGACCTGGGATGAGGCCGAAAATCGCAAGTATGAGTATGGCGTATCTCAGGGCGTTCTGTATCCGATGGCCGACAACGGCACCTACGAAGATGGCGAGGCCTGGAATGGCCTGACCAATGTCACCGATCAGCCCGAAGGCGCCGACATCAACAAGATGTACGCTGACGGCATCTACTACGCCGGCATCCGCGGCGCTGAGGAGTATCACGCCAGCATCGAGGCGTATACCTATCCCGATTCCTTCGCGGCCTGCGACGGCTCCGAGCAGCCCATCCCCGGCATGTATGTCGGCCAGCAGAATCGAAAGAAGTTCGGTCTGTCCTGGCGTACCGAGATTGGCAACGCCAACACCGACAAGCTGGGCTACAAGATCCATGTCGCGTATGGCCTGAGCGCTTCCCCCACCGAGAAGGCTCACGACACCGTGAACGATTCTCCCGAAGCCAGCCCCTTCAGCTGGGACACCGAGGGTACTCCCGTGCCCATGACCGGTTACAAGCCCACCGCGAAGCTGGAGTTCGACTCCACCAAGCTGGGTGCGGCCAAGATGGCTGCTCTGGAGAACCTGCTGTATGGCAGCACTTCCGCGGCTGCCAAGCTGCCCACCCCGAATGAGATCCTGACTGCTCTTAAGGCTGTCAGCGGCACCTGATCTCTGACAAAGAAAACGGTTGAACCGGCAACAGAGCCGGAGGGATACACTCGTGGGTAACGCCGGAGGGGACGCACCCACACTATTTGAAAGGAGAAATGAAAGATGCTTAAGAAGAAGATCACCTATACCGACTACAACGATAACGAGAGGACCGAGGAATTCCTCTTCAACCTTTCCAAGGCGGAAGTGTTGGAGATGGAAATGGGCATCAACGGCGGTATGACCAACATGATCCAGAAGCTGGTCGCCGAGCAGGATATGGCAAGCATTTCCAAGACCTTCAAGGAAATCATCATGAAGGCCTACGGCGAGAAGTCTCTGGACGGCAAGCATTTCATCAAATCGCCCGAACTCTCTACAAGGTTCACCCAGACGGAGGCTTACACCGTGCTGTTCCTGGAACTGCTCGATCCCAAAAAGGCCTCGGAGTTCATCGAAGCCATCCTGCCCCAGGATGCTATCGCACAAGCGAAGGCTGCCAAGGATGAGCTCAACACCCCAAATCTGGTCCCGGTTGAATAAAGGTCGTGTAATGAATGCTGCCAGTTACGATACCGGGGTATGAATGGTTCGATGAAAGGACCAATACTTTCGGCTCGACCAAGGAAACCACCTTGCAGCTGGAGCATTCGTTGGTCTCTATTCATCGTTGGGAACAGAAATGGAACAAGCCGTTTCTGGGCAAGAACCCGAAAACTGCTGAAGAATGTATTGACTATGTTCGCTGTATGACGCTGACACAGCATGTTGATCCAGCCGTTTATTACGGAATCACCGATGAGGTGATGGACAAGATCAATGACTATATCGAAGCTCCAATGACAGCAACATGGTTCAGCGATAAAGATAAAGCCGGACCTCCGCACAGAGAGGTCATTACATCCGAGGTAATTTACTATTGGATGATTTCGTTGAATATCCCCTGGGAGTGCCGAAAGTGGCACCTGAACACATTGCTGACGCTTATCCGGGTATGTAACGCCAAGAATGCTCCGAAAAAGAAGCAAAATCGGCGAGACATGATGGAGCAGCGTACAGCAATGAACAAGGCTCGTCGCGCAAGGCTGAACAGTAAAGGATAGCAGAAAGGAGGTGGTGAGCCGTGATCCGGATCAAACATAGAGGCAACTTCCGGAATACGGAAAGATTCTTTGCGCGAGCTCAAAAGGCTACGCCGAGAGAAATACTTGAGCGGTATGGTCAGGCCGGTGTCACGGCTCTTGCCTCCGCAACTCCGGTGGATTCCGGAGCAACCGCAGCCGCCTGGGGTTATGAGATCGTTCAGAACTCCGACGGCTATTCTATTTTTTGGACCAATACCAACATCAATGAAGGCGTCAACATTGCGTTGATCCTGCAATACGGCCATGGAACCGGAACTGGAGGCTATGTCGAGGGAATTGACTACATCAATCCAGCGCTTCGCCCGATTTTCGACCAGCTGGCCGATGAAGCCTGGAGGGAGGTAACGTCGTGAGTAACAATGTCGATAAGCGCGTTGTTGAGATGCAGTTTGACAACAAACAGTTTGAAGACGGCATCCAGGAAAGCGTAAAGTCGCTTGACAATCTGAAAAAAGGTCTTGACTTAGAAAAATCGGCAAAGGGACTCGAAGCTATCGACAGAGCCGCAAAAAACATTGACCTCAGTCGATTGGCTGACGCGGCTCAATCGGTTGCCGATCGATTCTCCTTCATGGGCAATCTGGTGCAAAATGTTTATAACAGGATCGGCGACGCGGCTTTGAACGCTGCCATGAAGGTAAAGAGCTTCGTCGAGGCGCTCACCATTGATCCTATTAGGACCGGTTTAGATGAGTATGAAACTCAGATCGGCTCTATTCAGACGATTCTGGCAAACACATATGATTCCATGGCAAAACAAGGGATCACGGACGAGGCCGATCGAGTGGCATTGATCAACGATCGACTGGATCAGTTGAATCATTACGCTGATAAAACCATCTACAATTTTACTCAGATGACAGAATGCATCGGTCGTTTTACAGCTGCCGGTGTTGATTTGGATACATCTGTCGCTGCAATCCAGGGTATTGCAAACCTGGCTGCTGTATCTGGTTCAAATGCTGAACAGGCCAGCAACGCGATGTATATGCTTTCTCAAGCTATGAGCGCAGGGACTGTTACGGCATATCAATGGAACAGCGTCATGCGTGCCGGTATGGGCGGAGAGGTATTTCAAAAAGCCGTGCTCCGCTCAGCAAAGGCAATGGGAAAAACTGTAGATGTCACAGTCGAAGAGATTGACAAAAACGGGAAAAGGGTCAAGAAGCGTGTAAAACGTTCGGTTCAGGAAATCGTCGATGAAATGGGATTCAAGGAATCTCTGTCTACAGGTTGGTTCACATCCGATATTCTGGCGACAACACTCGACCAGTTCTCTTGGGACTTTGAGGAAATAGCCAAGGAAATGGGCTATACAAAGGAGAATATGGAAGAGGGCATCGCTCAGGCGATGGAAATGAAAAAAGGCGAGCTCCTTGCCCAAGGATATACTCCACAAGAAGCCGATGAAATAATTCGCCTCGCTAATGAAGCCACTGAGGCTGCTACGAAGGTTAAGACCTTTACTCAGTTGTTCGATACACTAAAGGAAGCAGCCCAGTCTGGGTGGACAGAGACTTGGCGATACATTATAGGCGATTTCGAAGAAGCTAAAGAGTTGCTCACAAGCATTAGTGATTTCTTTGGTGAGATCATTGGCGAATCCGCTGAAGCGAGAAACAAGATTGTCAAGGAATGGAAAGATCTTGGCGGACGTGACGAGCTCATTCAGAGTTTTTGGAATATCGTTTATGCGATACAGAATATCGTTGGACTCGTCCATGAAGAGTTTCAGAAGATATTCCCGCCAAAAACCGGTCAACAGCTTCTCGATATGACCAAGGGTTTTCGTGAGCTTACGGACTACTTAAGAGAGTTCACTGAAAACGAAGAAAAGATGGATAAGATCCGTCGCATTGTGGCTGGTTTCGCCAATGCACTGGATATCATCCGTCAGGTTATTGGCGGCGTATGGGAAGTCGCCAGGCAGTTATTCGGATACGTTACTCCGTATGCTGGAGGCCTGGTCGAACTGATCGCCAAAGGCGCTGATAAGATCACTGAATTTAACCTGCATCTGAAAGAAACCGGTGGGATTCAGAAGGTTGTTGAAAAGGTCGTCACGTTCATCAAACGTATGATTGATGCTGTGAAACAGTTCATTCAGACCGTGAAGGATCTGTTCAGCAACGGTCCCGAGGGTATCGTTGAAAAGCTGAAGGAGTGGTTCGGTAGATTTAAGGGAATTGGAGAGAAGATCAGTAAATTCTTTGACGGAAACAGCATTCTGTCGAGCATCAAGGTCTTCTTCTCTGGAGTCATCGATGCCGTCAAGAATTTCGTAACCAATATGGACGGCGCTGATTTGGCTGTAGTCATCGGAGCTGTGCTTGGTGGCGGACTGATCCTCAAGGTCAGAAAGTTCATCAAGGGCCTCATCGATATTAAAGAGAAAATCTGCGGCGGAATCGAAGATATATCAGATGGCATCGGAGATGCACTAAAGTCTTTCTCCTCCAAGAAGGACATTACGAAGTCCATTTTAAACATAGCTGCTTCTCTCGCGTTGATTGCCGGTGCACTTTACATCGTTTCTAAAATCGACCCAGATCGTTTGGGTGATGCTGTGCTTACCATCGGGATCATGTTGGCGGCGATAACCGCATTCGCTTTTATTCTTAGCAAAATCAAGCTGAAGAATGCTGCCGGTTTAGCTATGACAAGCACCGGCTTGATGTTGCTGGGAGGAGCTATGTTGATCTTCTCCGCCGCAATTGAAAAGATCGGAAAGCTGGACACCAATACTATCATTCGTGGTATCGCGGGCCTTGGCGGAGTATTGCTTGAACTGGCCATTTTCCTCGCCCTCACCAAGAAGGCGAAGATGGGTATATTTAAGGGAGCCGGCCTTGTGTTGCTCGCCGCCTCGCTGAACCTATTTGCTAAGGCTGTAGAAAAGATTGGCGACATGGATACCGGAACCATCGTGAAAGGCGTCGCCGGACTCGGAGCAGTCCTGCTTGAACTCGCTGTCTTCCTTGCCCTGACCAAGAAAGCCAAGTTCGGTGTGTTCAAGGGAGCAGGATTGATCTTGCTCGCTGTATCTCTAAATCTGTTCGCCGATGCGATCTCGAAGATCGGCGGCATGGACACCAATACCATCATTCGTGGCATCGCGGGCCTTGGCGGAGTATTGCTTGAACTGGCTATTTTCCTCGCTCTGACCAAGAAGGCGAAGCTCGGTATATTTAAGGGAGCCGGACTTATTCTGATGGCTGTGTCCATTAACATGTTCGCCGATGCGATCTCAAAGATCGGCGGCATGGACACGGATACCATTGTCAAAGGCATCGCCGGTTTGGGCGCTGTTCTGTTGGAGCTTGGCATCTTCCTTGCTCTTACAAAGAAAGCCAAGCTCGGTATATTTAAGGGAGCCGGACTTATTCTGATGGCCGTATCCATTAACATGTTCGCCGATGCGATCTCAAAGATCGGCGGCATGGACACACATACAGTCGTTCAGGGTATTGCCGGACTCGGAGCAGTTTTGCTTGAGCTTGCCGTGTTCCTTGCCCTTACAAAGAAAGCCAAGCTCGGCGTGTTCAAGGGAGCCGGACTTATTCTGATGGCTGTGTCCATCAACATGTTCGCCGATGCGATCGAAAAAATCGGAACGTTGGAAACCGGAACTATCGTCAAGGGACTTGCCGGTCTTGGCGTGGTGTTGCTTGAATTGGCAGCATTCCTTGCGATGACCAAGAAGGCCAAGATTGGCGTATTCAAGGGAGCCGGGCTTATTCTGATGGCTGTGTCGTTGAACATGTTTGCGGATACGATCTCAAAGATCGGTAAGCTGAAAACCAAAACTATCATCAAGGGTGTTGCCGGACTCGGTCTCGTGCTGCTTGAATTGGCAGGATTTATGAAAATCATGAATAAGACCAAGGTGACCGGTATTACCAAGGCAATTCTCATGCTCGGTATCATGGCGGTTTCAATGCAGGTGTTTGTGCACGTTCTCAAACATCTTGAAGGCGTTGAAATCGGTCAGATGCTCGCATTCTCTACATCCTTTGGCGTTGCACTACTTTCGCTCTCCGCGTCTATGCTTCTTATCAGTAAAGTTCCATTCGGAGCTGCTATCGCCGGTATTGCAAAGCTCGCTTTGATTGCCGCAGCCATCGTTGGTTTGATGGCGGTATTCGGAGCAGCAGAACAGGCCTGGAGTGTTTCGTCCTATATCGATAGCTTCGGCGATTTGTCCGAATCTATAGGAAAGGCAATCGGTAGGTTTGTTGGAGGTTTGGGCGCCGGTATAATGCAGGGTCTTAATCTTCCGCAGATCGGATCTGACCTCTCGACCTTTATGGAGAACGTTCAACCGTTCTTGGAAGGTTGTAAGAGTGTTGATGAATCTGTAAAGACTGGCGTTGGCAATCTTGCTTCCGCTATCATGGCGATCGGTGGAGCGGAGGTTGTATCCGCTATCTCTTCCTGGTTTGTTGGCGATAATCCGATCAGCCAGTTTGCTGATGACATTGGTATCATCGCTCTTGCTTTGAATAACTTTGCAAGCAGCATCAGCGGATTTACCGAGACTGATAATGCCAACTTGACGAATGCTACAAACGCTGCAAAAGGGTTGGCGGAGCTCGTCAAGGCTGTTCCCTGGGAGCTGCCGCAGTGGGCTCAGGCTGTAGTCGGAAGCAAGAACGTTGAAGGATTCGCCGATGACGCGGCGACCTTAGCCACTGCGCTTCTCAATTACGCTACGAACATTTCGGGATTCAGTGCTACGGTAAGCGAATCTGACGTGACTAATTCTACAAACGCTGCAAAGGCTCTTGTTGAATTGCAGAAGTCTTTGCCAGCAGAAGGCGGATGGATTCAGAGCTTGCTCGGCATTAAAGATCTTTCGACTTTTGGCGATCGCGTGCCTGGCTTTGCCGCTGGTATGAAAGCCTATGCAAGCGAGATCAGCGGGTTTAGTTCTACCGTTACTCAAACTGACATCGATAATTCGACCAATGCTGCAAAAGCGTTGATTGGTTTGGAAAACTCTTTGTCTGGAGAAGGCGGAGTTCTGCAATCGATTCTCGGTGTAAAGGACCTGACGACCTTCGCCTCTAAAGTTCCTGGATTCGCATCCGGTATGAAGGCTTATGCGAAAGAAATCACTGGGTTCAGTTCGTCTGTAACTAAGGAAGACATCGATAACTCCACCAATGCTGCAAAAGCCCTTATTGCACTTGAGAGTTCGCTCTCCGGAGAAGGTGGGATGCTTCAGAATATCATGGGTGTAAAGGATCTGACTGCATTCTCCGCCAAGATTCCTGGCTTTGCCACCGGTATGAAAGCCTATGCAAGCGAGATCAGTGGATTCACGTCTACTGTTAGCGATAAGGATATCACCAATTCTACTAATGCTGCCAAGGGTTTGGTCGAGCTTCAGAACGCTCTTCCGTCTGAAGGCGGTTGGCTTGATGCCATTATCGGCGTAAAAGATCTTACGAGTTTTGCCGAGAAGATTCCTGGATTTGCAGCAGGTATGAAAGCCTATGCGACTGAGATTTCCGGCTTTAGCTCTACTGTAACTGACGCTGATGTCACTAATTCCACAAATGCTGCAAAAGCTCTTGTGGAGCTTCAAAATGCCCTTCCCGCAGAAGGTGGGTTGCTTGATGGATTGCTCGGAATCAAGGATCTTTCTTCCTTCGCCGAGAAATTACCAGGATTTGCAGTCGGTATGCTTGCTTATGCGACAGAGATTTCTGGATTCAGCGCAACTGTCACAGATGCGGATATTACCAATTCCACCAATGCCGCAAAAGCATTGATCGAATTGCAGAATGCTCTGCCCGCTGAGGGTGGAATTCTGGATAGTCTGCTCGGCATCAAAGATCTCTCCACCTTTGGGGATAGAATTCCTGGCTTTGCAGCTGGCATGAAGGCTTATGCAACGGAGATTTCTGGTTTTACGGCGGCCGTTTCAGATGCTGACGTAACCAATTCTACAAATGCCGCGAGAGCACTCATCGAGCTCCAGAATGCACTTCCTACTGAAGGCGGTATTCTCGATAACCTCTTTGGAATTAAAGACCTTGGTGCTTTCGCTGAAAAAATTCCAGGTTTTGCCCAGGGAATGCTCGCATATGCGACCGAGATTTCCGGCTTTACAGCTACCGTATCCGATGCTGATATCACTAATTCTAATAATGCCGCAAAAGCATTGATCGAATTGCAGAATGCTCTGCCCGCTGAGGGTGGAATTCTGGATAGTCTGCTCGGCATCAAAGATTTATCTGTATTTGCTGAACGCATTCCTGGCTTTGCAGCCGGTATGATCGCATACGCAACTGAGATTTCCGGTTTCAGTGCGACCGTTAGCCAAACCGACATTGATAACTCCACAAATGCCGCGTTGGCGTTGGCAGGCTTGGCAAAATCGATCCCAGCTGAAGGCGGATGGATTCAGACCATTCTTGGTCAGCAGGATCTCGGTACGTTTGGTGAAAAGTGTGCTCAGCTTGGCGAGGGACTTGCTTCTTTCGCTTCCAACATCGGAGCTGTCAGCACGCAAAAGACTGAAAACGCCATCGCCGCCATGGGTCTAATTACTCAGTTTATCAGTGGACTGAACAGCGAAGGTGGCGTGTTCAACGCCATTGGCGAGTTCTTTGGAGGACAGCAGGATATCGTCGTCTTGTCCGAGAAGATGGCCACTGTAGGCACAAATCTTGCGACCTTTGCAACTCAGCTCAGTACAGCAGATTTTTCCAACACCGAACAAGCTACACAGATCCTCTCCGACATGCAGGAATTCATCGGCACTCTTGAGACAAAGGGTGGCGTATGGGCTGATATCGGAGAATGGTTTGGTGGCAAGAAGGATATTGTTGGTTTGTCGTCCAGCATGGCTTCATTTGCCAATAATTTCAGCACTTTTGCTACTGGTATCTCCGGCGCAACTCAGGCTGCTACGGATTTTTCTGTTGTCCAGTCTGTTGTGACAGCATTCTCGTCTCTTGCTGAAACTGTTAAGAATGACAATGTTAATACAGGAGATTTGGAATCTGCTGCAAAAACTATGGGCACAACTTTTGTTACAGCCATGGCTACCGCTATTTCCGACAATGGAGAGGTGATAAGCACAGCGGCTGTATCCATATCCACAGACGGTAGCAACGGCGCGGATGGCACCTATAAGACGTGGTATTCCACTGGCGAAAATCTGGGGAAAGGTCTGGCAAATGGTATTTCCGCAATGGCGGGTACAGTTAAGCGTGCAGCCGTTAATGCTGCCTCCGGAGCAACCAGAGCGATTCAGATTACTTGGTCCGTACATTCTCCTTCAAGAGTTGGTTATGGCCTTGGTATGAATTTTGATCTTGGTATTGCCGGAGGTCTTGACCGATATTCCAAGATCGTCAGTAAGAGCGCAGCCGGTATGGGCGAAAATGCAGTCAATTCGGCTAAAACTATGCTTCGTGGCGTGGATGGAAGCGTGTTTGACTACATTGATCCTAATCCGACTATTCGTCCTGTACTCGATCTAAGCAATGTCCGCAATGGCGTTGGCGCAATCGGAGGAATGCTCAATTCCGATCAGATCGTGGATAGCGACTTGTTCCGTGGAATCAACTTCAGCAAGGGAGTAAACTCTTTGAACTTTGACGGCGCAAAGATCGCCGGTGGTATGAACAACAAAGATGTGGTATCCGAGTTACGGTCTCTCGCTTACCGCTTTGATGGCCTCAACGAGGCTGTTCATAATATGAAGGTTGTACTTGACTCCGGCGAATTGGTTGGGGCCACTTCTGGAATGATGGACAAAGAACTCGGTGTACAGGCAACAAGAAAAGGGAGGGGGAATTAAATGTATCATTCGATTACGATCGGTGATAAGAACACGTGGGACGATTGGCATTTGATTCCCGAATCCCGTCCCTTAGTCAATTCGCCTCCGGTGAAATCGAACTACATCGAAATTCCCGGGGGCGATGGTGTTCTGGATTTGACCGCCGTGATGGCCGGGAGACCGCTGTACCATAACCGTACCGGAAACTGGAGCTTCATCGTTCAAAATGGCTTCAGAGACTGGGCCGTTCTGTACAGCGAAATCATGGGTTATCTTCACGGTCAGAAACTGCAAGCCGTCCTGGAGGACGATCCGGACTTCTACTATGAAGGGCGATTCTCGGTCAATCAGTGGAAGTCTGACAAGGACTATTCACGCATTGTCATCGATTACAACGTTGGTCCCTACAAGCAATATGTCGCCGGAGGTAACAAATGGTTGTGGGATACCTTTAACTTTGAAACAGATACCATCAGATACTATAAAAGTTTGATTGTAAGCGGAACTCTGGACATTGTCGTAATCGGCGATATGATGGACACGATTCCCGTGTTAGTCTCTTCTGTCAGTGGTATGAAAGTTACCTATGGCAGTGTAACCCACACTCTTTCCAGAGGAGCAAACCAGTTTAGTGATATTGTTTTGCATCATGGAGAAAACAATTTCACTTTTACCGGTAATGGCAGAATCACAATCAACATTGTGGGAGGTAGGTTGTAAATGTTTCACATCTACGCAGATGGTAAATCCATCTATGAACCTATAGACGATGAGCTCATCGTCAATTCTCCGAAGTTGACCCTTGAGATGGGAAAAGCTGGAGCGTTGCAGTTCATCGTTCCTCCCACTCATAAATACTATAACTTGTTCCAGCAGCTTAGGACAATCGTCACTGTTGAACTCGACGGTGTAGAAATATTTCGTGGAAGAGTTCTAAGCAATAATCGCAACTTCCAAAATATGCGCACGATCTACTGTGAGGGCAACCTTGCGTATTTGGTGGATAGTGTTCAACAAGGGAAGAAGTTCAAAGGGACAACTCATGAGTTGTTTCGGAGGATCATTCAGCAGCACAATGCCCGTGTCGAGTCCGATAAAGAATTCAGAGTCGGCACCATCAACATTGAAGATCGAGAAATCATCCTCAGCGGAACTACCGACAAGGATGATCAGGAACAGGCTGAAGCCTTGGAGACAACCAATTTCGATTACGAACAGATTGTTCTGAATTCCATCGTGGACGATTGGCAGACCAGTTTCGATTACATCGAATCTTGCCTGATTGACTACTGCGGTGGCTATTTGCGTACCAGGCGTGTTGGAAACACCAATTACATCGACCTGGTGACAGACTATGGTAATACCGCTGTCCAGGAGATCGAGTTTGGCACAAACCTGCTGGATCTTACGGAAGAGGTATCCGCTGAGGATGTCTTTACTGTTCTGATTCCTTTGGGAGACGATAACCTGACCATTGCGGAAGTTAACAATGGAAGCGATGAATTGGTGGACGCCGCTGGTGTAGAACGCTATGGGCGCATTGTGAAAACACATGTATTTGATAATGTGAACAAGGCATCCACTTTGTTGGAGAATGCTCGTAGATTCATGGCCAGCCATGTGAACATGCCAATCACTGTTGTCGTGAAGGCTATTGACATGCACCTGGTGGATCGGAGCGTACGCGAAATCTATGTCGGGGATCGGGTTCATGTCAATTCCCTTCCTCATGATATTGTCGATTATCTCGTCTGCACAAAGATCGAATACGATCTGAACAACCCCGCCAACAACACCTATACCTTTGGCAATCCTCGCCAGACCATGACCGAACGCTATCGCAAGGACAAGGCCAAGCAGAACAAGGACAGCAAAAGCAGAGGCGGAAAAGGCGGCGGAGCAGGGGCTGCAGCAGCTGATGAAGAGGGAAAGAAGGACCTGGATGAGTTCTTCGACGCTTGGATCAATATCAATAAAGAAGCCGCGCATATCGATCTTGGAGCACTCTACAAGAAGTATCAAGACGATCGAGAGACACTTGAATCTCAATGCGGCATCTCTCTTGATGCCCCAACCGGCAATATCAATATCAAAACTCTGCGCAAGGAGTTTGATGAACTCGGAAAAACTGTGACCGATCAGTCTGCGTATATCGATCTGTTGAACAATGATCTCGGCGCGAAGATTTCTTTGGTCGCTGCAAATCATAAGCAGTTGGAAGATCTTGAATCTACGCACCACGCGGATATCACATTGTTCGCCAATGAGCTGGAATCCCGGATCGATATGAATACGGAGAGTATTCATACTACCGACGGCAGGGTAACCGAATCCAATACCCGCATTTCCCAGGTCTCAAACAAGCTCCAGGCCCAGATTAATCTGGAAGCCTCTCACAAGAAGGAGATCGACGGTAAGATTACGAGCTCCAACGCAAACATCAATGCCGTTGCGAATGACCTTAAAGCCCAGATCACTCTTGAAGCTTCTCACAAGAAGGAGATTGACGGTAAGATTACGGACTCCAACGCAAGCATAAACGCCGTTGCGAATGATCTTAAAGCCCAGATCACTCTTGAAGCTTCTCACAAGAAGGAGATCGACGGTAAGATTACGAGCTCCAACGCAAACATCAATGCCGTTGCGAATGACCTTAAAGCCCAGATCACTCTTGAAGCTTCTCACAAGAAGGAGATTGACGGTAAGATTACGGACTCCAACGCAAACATCAATGCCGTTGCGAATAAACTCCAAGCCCAGATCGATCTGGAAGCTTCTCACAAGAAGGAGATCGACGGTAAGATTACGGACTCCAACGCAAACATCAATGCTGTTGCGAATAAACTCCAAGCCCAGATCGATCTGGAAGCACAGCATAAAGAGGAGATCGACGGTAAGATTACGAGCTCCAACGCAAACATCAATGCTGTTGCGAATAAACTCCAAGCCCAGATCGATCTGGAAGCACAGCATAAAGAGGAGATCGACGGTAAGATTACGAGCTCCAACGCAAACATCAATGCCGTTGCGAATGACCTTAAAGCCCAGATCGATCTGGAAGCAGAGCATAAAAAAGGTCTGGACAAGTCTATTGCTTCGATTAAGGTTACCGCCAACAATCTTGGATCGAAGATTGAATTGAAAGCGGACAAAACAACTCTTAACAGTAAAATCAATAAGATTAATGGCACAATAAATACCATTAATGGCAAGGTTACTACCATTAATAGCAATATTACTACCATTAATAGCAATATTACTACTATTAAGGGCGATATTCTCGATATTCAAACCGATGTAACAAGCGTAAAAAACCTAATTGCATCAAGTATAGATGCGGCACTAATTGGTTCGCGTAAGATAACTGCTGGTGTGCTTACGGCCACTAAAGTAACCGTCAGCGGTACAGCAACCGTCAGCGGTGCGCTTTCTGCCGCTTCTATAAACGTTAGCAGCACCGGGAGCATAAAGATTGGCGGAAATCCGGTAGCAACTCAGGCTTGGGTCACAGCACAGCTTGCAAATTATGCAGCCAGCAACCATAGTCACGCGTGGGGCGATATTACCGACAAGCCCACTACGTTTGAGCCGGCTACACATAGTCACGCATGGAGCGAAATTACCAGCAAGCCCACCTCGTTTAAGCCGTCCTCGCACACTCATGCGTTCTCCGCCAGCACCAAAGTAAACAATGGACATACGCATAGTGTCACCGTCTCTGGAACTCGGTACACAACCACCGGCGTATCTACTAATTCAGATCATCAAATTAGCATTTCCGGAACTACGAAGAGTAATTAAGGAGGCACTGTCATCATGACACTTTACGACCTTGGTATGGAAGTCGCTAAGATACGGGAGGCTATCAACTCTCTCGAAGTCAAGGGTGAGAGCAACGCCTCCTTGGTCGTCTACGCTTTTAAGAAGTGCAACGAAATCATTGAGGTAATCAACAACGTGGTTACGCAACAGCGGAATTCCAGTCAAAATGAAAAAGAGCAAACCGAAAAGGAGGAAGAAGTAAATGGCGAGCCGGATTCAAGAACTGCTTAACCGAATTCAGAACGCCGTTTACGGCATCGAAGTTCGGGACGCCATCCACGATAGCATCGAGGAATGTTACAATGACGTTTTCAACGCCAAAACTATGGCGGATGCTGCAACTACAGCTGCCAATACCGCCGCGTCCAACGCCACAGCCAAGGCAAGCGCGGCGGATACGGCCGCATCGAATGCCAACGCAAAGGCCACTGCAGCCAACACTGCGGCTACAGCTGCCACGACTGCTACCAATAACGCGAACAACGCCGTTGATCGAGTGAATACCGCTATAGCGTCGGCTAATCAGGCAGTGCTTGACTGTAATACGGCGATCAACAGCGCAAACAACGCAAGGACCAACGCCTCCTCTGCCGCGACCGCCGCCAATGCCGCCGCAACCGCTGCCAACACGGCCAAGACAAACGCGGATACGGCAACTTCCGCCGCGAATTCTGCAGCCTCTGCTGCGACCACAGCAAAAAACGAGGCGAATGCCGCTGCTACAGCCGCTAACAATGCAGCTACAGCTGCCACCGCTGCGGCCACCAACGCGAATAATGCTTCCGGATCTGCTTACAGTGCGGCTACGGAAGCCACTGATGCAGCTGAAGCTGCGAACACGGCAAAGGACAATGCTGTCTTAGCTACGAATGCTGCCAATTCCGCGGCAACTGCAGCCACGGATGCCGCAACAACTGCCAATGCCGCCGCTTCGAACGCCAGTCATGCGGCCGGAAATGTTCAGGATACGATTGACGCAGCCACAGAAGCAACGGAGGCTTGCAATAATTCGGCCGCGAATGCCAACGCAAAAGCATTGCTCGCTGACACAAAAGCAACGCTGGCCGATGAAAAGGCCACTCTTGCCGGTACAGCTGCGACTAACGCAGTTGAAAAAGCCGGACTTGCGAACGCTGCTGCTGAATCTGCTAATACAGCAGCCGATGCTGCCAACGCGGCAGCCGAAGCTGCGAACGCTGCTGCCGAAACGGTCAGTTCCGTCGTAACCGCAGCTACAGAAGCTGCTTCCGCCGCAACTGCCGCAAAAGAGTCTGCAATGGCTGCCGCGGCAAATGCCGCTACCGCAGTAAACAATGCCAATTCTGCAGTTTCAAACGCGAACACTGCTGCCAACAACGCAAACGAAAAGGCCAATGCCGCTATTGTTGCGGCAGATAACGCAAATGAAAAGGCGGGTTTAGCGAATACTGCGGCTACCAGAGCCACACAGGCTGTAACAGATGTTAATGTAGCCAGAGCCGCAGCAAACACAGCTGCAGCAGATGCCAGAAATGCCGCAATTCAAGCGAATGAAGCCGCTATGAATGCTGATTCGGCCAGAACCTATGCTGATGTTGCGACGACTAACGCTAATAGCGCCGCCACTCGTGCTGATGAGGCTTCCGAAAATGCACAGACCGCGACAAGCGATTGCAATACTGCAATCTACAATGCCAATGTGGCTGCCTCCAACGCAAACAGGGCAGCGTCGAGAGCCGATACGGCTTCAACCGCTTTGGAACGACTCACCGTTACTTCCGAAGGAGTTGGCCCTGACGATCTCGCCGAAGCGATTCTTAGCGAGATCAGCGGACACAAGAACATTCATTTTCGATTGAAGCAAGGCGCGAACGGCGCCCCCTATATCATCAAGGGCAATGCATATCCATCTGTTTCTGAGCTTGAAAGTGAGATAACATCTCCCAGCATAGGCGATCAGTACAATGTCGGCACTGAGCCGCCTTACAACGTGTATCGTTGGACCGGTACCACCTGGGAAGATCAAGGAAAGATAGGCATTTCAGTTGTCGGAATCACCAACGAAGAGATCAACGCCATCTATAGCGGCCAAACCATTACGCAGAGGAGCGGAAAGTATCTTAACATAGATGGTCTGACTTATCTCATCACCAGCAAGGTATTGACCGCGTTGGCCGGCAAAGTAGATGTGGTATCTGGCAAGGGTTTGAGCGCCAATGACTTTACCGACGCATACAGAGATAAGATTGGCGATCTTGAAGACCAGACGACTGCACTTGCTGCAACCAAGGTAGACAAGGCAACCGGTATGGTGCTCAGCCACAATGACTTTACCACCGCCTATAAAGACCAGATTGACCGGAATACCTCTGATATTTCCGATTTGGATGACAACAAGGTGGATAAGATTGATGGCATGGGGCTCAGCCACAATGATTTCGATGATAGTTTCATCGATACGATCAATGGCATACTCGAAACCATTAATGTTTTTACCAAGACCCAGACGATCTGGCGCATTATCGAGGACTCCACAGAAGAAGAACTTCTGGATTCGGAAGGAAACATCATTGAAGGCCGCGTCATGTTCGCCCTGTTGTAGATTTTAGAAAGGAGAAAACCATGTCCAAGAAGATTACAGAATACTCTCAGATCACGAAGCTTGACAACAATCATGTTTTTCTGGTGGATGGCAACACCGGCACCAAGACGATCCTGGCTGCAGATGCAATTCTGGAAATGCTGAGCCTGATCAGTCCTCAGGTCCATCAAGCCATTTTCCGTGGCAAGAGTTTGGGTTCTTCTCTCACTGATGCTCAGAAGACTGCTATTCAGGATGGCTCCTTCGATGATATTTTCCTGGGAGACTATTGGACCATTAATGGAACGATCTATCGTGTGGCCGATTTCGACTATTGGCTGCGCTGTGGTGATGTCGATTTCACCAGACACCATCTCGTTATTGTACCGGATACCAACATGTACACCCATGTGATGAACGATACAAACACCACCGAGGGCGGATATGCTGGATCCAAGATGTATACTGAAGGCTTGACTGAGGCAAAAAGCAGGATCAACGCTGCCTTCGGCGACGCTGTGCTTACGCATCGTGAATATCTGGTCGATGCTGTTACGAACGGTAAGCCTTCCGGTGGTGCGTGGTTTGATTCCACCGTCGAACTGATGAATGAGAATATGATGTACGGTTGCAAGATCTTTGGCGCTGTTTCCGACGGTTCCACCGTGCCCAACAATTACACCATTGACAAGTCTCAGTTGGCGTTGTTCAGAGCCGTTCCGCGATTCGCTCACAACCATCAGTGGTCCTGGCTGCGCGATGTGGTGTCAGGATCTCTTTTCGCTTGTGTACGGAACTTTGGTAGTTCAAACTACTACGGTGCTTCTTACGCTGGGGGCGTTCGTCCGGTCTTCGCCATCGGTTGATCCCGGGATCTACGAAAGGGTTTCGGCCCACGAAAGAAAACTAACTATTACCGATAAGGAGGGCTGATTCCAATGGCCAATGAGAAGGAAATTTGGGCGTTTCTATGGGAACGGCTCGGAAATGCATTCGGCGTAGCCGGACTGATGGGTAACCTGTACGCCGAATCGGCGCTCAATCCTAAGAACCTGCAAAACACCTATGAGAAGAAGCTCGGCATGACGGACGCCTCTTACACGGAAGCCGTGGATAAGGGTTCCTACAAGAACTTTGTGAAGGATGCTGCTGGCTACGGGTTGGCTCAGTGGACCTACTGGACACGCAAGCAGAAGCTGCTGAACTTTGCAAAGAAGAAGGGCTCGTCTATCGGTGATTTGGAGATGCAGCTGGAGTTCCTCTGGAAGGAGCTCGGCAGCTATAAGTCGGTGCTCAAGGCACTGATCAACGCCAAGTCCGTCAGAGAGGCTTCCGATGCTGTTCTGACCCAGTACGAGAAGCCTGCGAACCAGAGCGAGTCTGTCAAGAAGACGAGAGCAAAATACGGTCAGAAATACTATGATCAATTCGCAGTGCTTCCTGTGAAACCTACGACCGGCGAAAAGGAGGAAAAAACCGTGAGCACCACCATTAAGAGCTCAAGCGGCAAGGTTGTCACCATTACCGCCAATTCTCTCAATGCTCGCGTCGGCGATTCGCAGAAGTATGATTCCATCGGCAGCGTGAAGAAGGGTGAGAAATACGAATGGGTGGCCACCTCTCCGACGACTGGCTGGTATGCCATTCGCATGGACGAGAGGATTTGCTGGGTCTCGCCTAACTGCTCCAAGGTGGAGGTTGCGTAAGGCCATGAGTGAAGTAATTCTCGCAGCAATCATCACCGGCGTGTTCGCCGTCATCGCTCAAATGATCATCGCCAAACAGTCCAGCAAGGAACTCTACGCCAAGCTGGACAAGGAATCCGAATTGTCTGATGCCCGGCTTGACGCAAAGCTGGAGAAACATCAGGCGGTCACGGATACCAAAATCGAAGAGCTTACGCGGGAGGTCCGGGAGCATAACAACTTTGCTCGTCGAGTTCCCGTGCTCGAAGAAAAGGTTGCGAACCTGGAAAAGAAAGGATGATTTACCATGCTTAGCAACAAGACCTATGATATTCTCAAGTGGATTGCTCAGTTCCTGCTGCCGGCGCTGGGAACGCTTTATTTCGCCTTGGCGGGTATCTGGAACTTTCCCTATGGTGAACAGGTGGTCGGAACGATTACCGCCGTAGACACCTTTCTGGGCGTCATTCTTGGCATCTCTAACGCGCAGTACAAGAAGGACATGGAACTCCTGGACAACGGTAACTAATTATAATTACATGGGAAAGGCGCTCGTCCACGCGGCGGGCGCTTTCCCTTTTGGTTTTTTCAAACTTGGAGGTGAAATTGTGGAAATTAAGATCCCCATTTGCGAAAAGTACGTCCTTTCCGTTGAGGAGGCGGCTTCATATTTTCATATCGGTGTGAACCGACTCCGCAAGCTGATTAGCCAGCATAAAACCGCCGACTGGGTTTTGTGGAACCAGACACATGCCCAGATCAAACGCAAGAAGTTTGAGCAGTTCATTGATTCTTTGAATACACTCTGAGAAGAATTAGTGCCGCGGCTGTTGAGAAATCGGTCGCGATATGTTATACTATCTGCGTCTGAGAATTTCTTGATGATGCCGTGGCTCGCATAAGGAGGCAGCCATGACAGCAAGAAGAAAGGATACTAAGGGAAGAATCCTGAGGGACGGGGAAATTCAGAAGGCAGACGGACGCTATGAATACAGATACTATGACGTGAACAACTGCCGGAAAAGTATCTATTCATGGAGGCTTACGGAAACGGATGTCGCACCTGAAGGCAAACGCGATTGCCAAAGCCTGAGGGAACTGGAACATCAGCTGACCCGGGATGTGCAGGACGGCCTGCTTACGCAGCAGAAAGTCACGCTCAATAGCCGGTGGGATGACTACATCAACAATAAGCCTGAGCTCAAGCAATCCACCCGCACAAACTATCGATACATGTATGATAAGTACGTGCGGTATGAGATCGGCAACATGGCTATGGCATCCATCAAGTTTACCACCATGAAGAAATTCTTCAACCATTTGCTTCACGACATAGGGTTCAAGCCAAACAGCGTCGAAATTGTACACACGATCCTTCATCCGGTATTTACCATCGCCATGCGGGACGGATTGATCCGCATCAACCCGACAGATGGCATTATGGCCGATCTCAAGCGTTCTAACGACTGGGAAAAGCCGAAACGCCATGCGTTGACCGAAGAGCAGCAGCGGGCGTTTATGGCCTTTGTAGAGACCAGCAAGAAGTACAGCCATTGGAATCCACTGTTCACATGCTTACTTGGAACCGGCTGCCGTGTTGGCGAAATGCTGGGGCTCAGATGGGAAGATGTGCTCTGGAAGGAGAATGTCATTTCCATCAACCACACCCTGATCTACCGTTTGCAGGACAGCGGGAAGGTGGAGTTTCACATCACCACGCCAAAGACCCGAAACGGTATTCGCGTGATCCCGATGTTCCAAAACGTTCGCCGTGAGCTTCAAAATGAGTACATGCGGCAGGAGAAGACTGGCTTTTGCAAGGATGAGGTAGACGGCTATACCGGATTCATCTGGCAAAACCGCTTCGGAACGGTTCTTGGACCGCATCTGGTCAACCGCGCCATTGCTCGGATTGTGGAAGACCATAACGAGACGGAGATGGAATCTGCCAAGTCAGAGAACCGCGAACCGCTGATCATTCCAAGGTTCAGTGTCCACCAGCTTCGCCACACATTCTGCACCAGACTGTGCGAGAACGAAACGGACTTGAAGCTGATCCAGGAGATCATGGGGCACGCGGATATTTCCACCACGATGGATGTGTACAATGAGTCGAACACAGAGCGCAAGAAGGCGAGCTTCGCAAGGCTCGAAAGCTTGACCGATATTTTCTGA